TTAATTTGCACCTTTGCTAGGGTTGCAATGAGCACATAAAAATTGGGCGTTTACCAACTCTGTTCTACCGCCAAGTTTATGTGGAATCACATGATCAATATGCATTTGTTTGTGATCAAAAAGTTTTCCGCATTTAGGGCATCTAATATTGCCTTGTTCAGTTTTTCTTTTTGCTTCATACAACTTGAACAAATCTTCTCGATCGGATTGAGTAAAGTTTCTTTTAGAATCAAGTTGAACGAAGCCACATTCTAATCCAAATATATTCCTTAAAACTATTTTCAAGTCATTACCTGAAATTTTAGTAAAAACATTTTCAGCATAAAATTCCTTTAATTCATTATTTATTTCTGCTTTTTTAAGATTAAAGTTTTGGTACTTAATTTTATCATCTAAAATTTCACGTATTATATCATAGTAAATAGCAACATTTTTGGGTTCTGGAAGTTTGCTACACTCTGTCAATATACTTTTAATCTCTTTATTATAAAATTGCTGACCACTTTCTTCACGATGTGCTTCTACATATTTCTTAATATCATTGTCATTTCCTAAATGAATGGATAGTAGTTTATAACACCCCGCATATCTTGCTTTTGCGGGCATGCTTTTATCTCTAAAATTAAATTCATTTTGAATCTCAACATTTAATGGATTTTGAATTTCTTCTTTGAATGTATTTAAAAAATTACCATAATATGACCCTTGAAGTAGTTCCCATTTATTTAAACTTTCAGCTGTTATATTAAGAATTTCAAATAGCTCATGCTTAAAATGTTCTTCATCTTTAGTGCCGCTCATTATAATGAATGGAATTTGATATTCTTTGACCTTCTTTTTATCGGCTTCGCTTATTTGAGAATAGTATTTTCTAGTATTACCAATATAGTTGATTTGAAGATTACCACTTAAAAATAGAAAAATACTTGTTAATCGTTGTTTACCATCTATAACATCATAAGTATCGTCATCAATGTTTTTCCATAGTACTATTGAAGGAATAGCAAAATCTTTCAATATACTCTCAATTACAGCTGCTTGTTTTTCAGCAGAGTAGATCACGCCTCTTTGATATTCAATATTAACTTTAATGATTGTATCAGGCGCAGTTTCAAGCGTTGCTGGATTCAGTTTAATTAGTTTAGTTATTTCTTCAACTGTATAGCTTGTTAATTTTCTATTCATTCTTAGTTCCGCCTTTGCCTTGTTTTGCTTTTTGATTTCCTCGAGTCTTAAATAGTTTAGGATGCCATATTTCATCAGGACTTTTTGTCTCTAGTTCTTTTTTTACAAATTTTAGCACATCAGAGTAATAAAAATATTCTCTCCCATCAATTAGCTCTTTATTTTTAAGAATAACTTTACAGAAGGGTGCTTTGTAAGGTTTATCCAAATCTTTGCTAGTAATCAATAGACTTGAAACATCAAAACTATGAGCAGTCTTTGGAGTATCAGCGTAATCTAAGTACATTTGGAATGTCCAGTCTGATCTATCTATCCAACCAGGAAGAGATTTAAATTGATCTTTTCCTTGTCCTAATCCTATAATCTCAAATTGATCTAAATGTAAATCCTTCAACATTGTTGCAGGTACTGCAAACTCATCAGCATAATCATAAGGAATATCATTAACGCTTTGAACATTAATAGCTCTATAATTCCAGAATGGCATATATTCATCAGGATGATGTTCCCAACTTTTTGATAAAACTCTTTTAGGTTTATGCTTTTTTACATCAAAATTTGTAAGCCAAACTGAAGGCAAATACTGAGGCATTTTATTCCCTTCGGCATCTTCATACTTACTAGGCTCAGTGTAACCACACCAAAAATCCAAATTCTTAAAGTGTGGGAAAGCAAATGTATTTGTAAGTATTGATAATGGCGCTAAAAAAATAAATTCTCCTCCTCGTTTAGAAAAATCTATTATTTTATTAATCCAGTCATTCATTTGAGAAAATGGAGGATTAGTAATTATGACATCAAATTGATTAAATGGTGCATCTTGAAATCTTAAACCTTCACCTGTTATTGCGTCATAACCACTTATGTAAATATCTTTAATTCCAAAATCTTCTTTATGTTCAGTTAGATAAGCAACGAATTGACAATTTCTAGGAGCATTATTCTTATCATTTTCCGTGAATAGTTCAGGCATAACCTTGTATATTGTTACTTCATCATTAAACTCAATAAAACCATCAACGGATTTTATATTTTTGACTTCTTTTTTTAAATAAGGTAGGGTTGCATCATAATCACATGGAAGATAAATTGTTTTACCTTTAAATTCTCCATCATATCCATACCATTTTAACTCATTAATTATTGATTCAGCTGGTGTATAAAACTCATCGTTTATACCATTATTAGTCTTACTCATCTTTTCACCCCATACAAGTTATTTGAATCACTTGTTAATTATTTTACCATTTTTAGACAAAGAATAAAACCTGTTTCAAAATAACCTTCAAAAAATCATCTTTTTTATGTAATTCTATTATCTTTTTCATAAATAGCTTCTCAATAAAAATGTAATTTTGTAGTTAATAAAACAATTTTATACTAATCGTGTAAACTAACTTGTAATCGTGTTAAAATCAAGCAAATCGTGTAAGCACATATACTCTTATTTGATTTCTTACAAATTTTTATGAACTTTTCACATCAAAATCTACACGTCAGAGTGAGAAAAAGCCCTTATTAAAGCAAAAAAGGCCTGATACGAATTGTATCAAACCTATGCTTCTAATATGGTGCCATAAGAGAACAAATAAACATGCGTTTTTTAGTGAAAACACTTAAAAGTGTCCCATTCTTCATTAACATACCTTTTATAGGACACCGTGGGAAAGTATAGGACAATGAAAGAAAAGTGTTCCATTGTCCTTTAACATACCCTTTGTAGGACATGGTTGGAAAGTATAGCCCAAAAATCATTTGATAATCATCTCTTTGCTATATCAATAGCCATATTATTCATTATCAAATTGCGGAGTTGTGTATGAAAATTTGTACTCAGTTGCCTCTTTGCTAGATTCAAAATCCTTTATAAATTTTGGTCCGTTGATTTGCTTATTTTTTGTATCCACCAACCAAATCTCATACAATTTTCCTTGAAGACGTGCTAACTCGTATTCTGCAGAACTCATGAAAAATGAGCCTGTAGAACTTTTAATTTCAATTAGTACTTTTTCATTTGATGAGTTCACATAATACATATCATTGGATGTCGAAGTGTTTCTCTCAGGTAAGTGCGAATAAGCATTTTCACTTGTCCATTTAAGGTTTGGATATTTCTCTAATAATAGTTCATATGCAAACTCTTCCGCTTGTTTTCCATTAACCTCTTTTTGCTGATTCTCCTTATTACGCTGTGATTTTGATTTACCTGTTAAGCTGTTCTTTTCTTTTTTGATTTTTTTATTCTTAACAATAGGGATAACTAGCTTATCAACGATTTTCCCTTGCTTTTCATCTTCAGGACGATCACCAGGCAATTTATCATCAGTAGGATTTCTTTTCACAAAATCGCTTTTTAAATACTCAATGATTTCATCACTTATGAAATAAACTAGTGATTTCATTTGATTATTATCAGAAATAAAATCATCCATTTGGTTATCCTTTAAATCTAAATACTCATAGTTTTTCTTGTAAATTTCATCAACATCTATGATTTTTTGAGTAGAATCAAAAACAAAATTAAAAGAGTTTTCAAGAATGGTTTGAACACTAATATAAACTGAATTATCAAATGAGTACTCAAAAGAGATGAACTTATTAATTAAGTCAATAAATTCTTTTTTGTCATTAATATCTTTTTCTATAAGTGTTAGATATACTTTCGATTTATAACTATCAGACCATTTTACTAGATTTTCATCCAATTGTTTTTGCCAATAAGGCCTGATATCTATATGAGGAAAAATATCTAGATTATTTAAATCTATAATATCTACTTGAATAGTTCTTAATGATTCAATCAAAATAGGATATTCATCATATTTGATGTATGAGTCGAAATTGATTGTGTTTAATAGACTTATTTGATCTTTAGATAGATTATGGTTCTTGAAAAATTCAATTATCTTCTTTTGGTTAATATTATCTTTATACAGTGACTCTTCTGTTATGTACCATTTGTCAACACCATATTCAGAAGTAATATAGTCTATCTTCTGACTTTTATTTAACATAATTAGCAATTGAATTTTGGAATCATCAAAATTATACACAAAGACATTTCTAAAAATATCAGTCAGTAAAGGTGCAATCTTCAATTGATCATAATTATTAGGAATCTTTAAATAAGCGACATTATTACTACTAAAAACATGATAATATTCATCTTCAATAATGATTTCATTATTGTATTCATCAGTTACTGTTAATGAGAAACTTGGTATTATCCTTAGCTTTTTCATGTTTTCAATATTATTGTTGTTTTGATCCATTGAGGAAAGTAGTGCTATTTTTAGTTCCTTAATATCTTTTTCAATTTTCTTATTATCCAGGGGTACATAGGATTTGAATTTTAATTCTATTTCAAATTTCTTGACACCGAACCAATCTAGGATTGTCTTTGTTGATAGTTTTGGGCTGATATATATAAAATGGTTTTTTGAATCAGATGTATATACTCTTGGAACAATTTTATCTGCATACCAAACTTCAGATGTTTTATAATATTGTCCATCCTTACATAGCACTTTAAACTCTGAGGGTTTGTATTCGCTATTTATCGGTTTTTGATCTCTCTTTCCACGAACAATATCATCATACAATTTTGGTGATATTATTCTGTCAGAGATATTACTCATTTTATTAATCATTACTTTTAATTGGCTATCTGATAAGTCTGCAAATGTTTTTCTAAAATCCAGCTCACCAAACAACATTTCCCCAACCAGTTTTCTAAGGTTGGTTCTACTGATTCCATAAAACCCATGTACTAAATCCGCTAATTTCTCAAATAAAACAATATCAATTGGTGCATATTTGACACCATTTATATTAATCCATTTTGTCGAATTTAGAATGTAAAGGATATATGCATTTGATCTAAATTTTTCATGATATGAATTACTTTGAAGCTGAGCATATGAATTTTCTTCAATTGAAGGGATAATTGATGACAAATAACTGTCATACTTAATCCACTGAACAATTATTTCTGTGTCCAATGTTTTGATTAATTCTTCAAAATCATCACAGGTAAAGGAATATATATATCGTGCATGAGTTTTACCAATTGTGATTTTAAAATCAGAATAATCTGCTCTCCTAAGTGTGAAAATGGGATATTGTGATACCCCGAATTCTCTTGCAAAATTAACAAATAGATCCATTTCAGATGTGGAAATATCAAATATTTCATTACCCACTAATTCTTGGTATTTCTCTTTGTTAAATAAATAGTCAGCTATGTGATTATTCCATCTTGATCCTAAATAAATCTCACTCGATTTCTTAACACCATTTTTAACTGGGAAATTAAAACTAATCTCTTTTAAAGATTGTGATGTGAGATCACCATTTTTGTATAGATTAAAAAGCCATTTTACAAATTCTACAGATATTTCATGTGTCGTAACTTGATTATTAATCTCTCTAATAATCATTTCTCTGCTACTTTGTTCATTAAATCTTATTGACAGTTTTTCTTCACTATATTTATCTAAAATGCGTTTATCTGATGGACTAGTATACTGTTTCTGTATTTCCGCCCACAAACTTGTTTTCTTTAGTCTTTCGATAAGCAAATCAACAAAATCTTGCGAAATTATTTTTAGCTTAACGTGTGATTTTAATGATAGGGGTAAATCGCCTATTCCATCTTGCGACGGCAAGAAAATTCTTTCACCATTTGTATTTGTAATAAATTCACCATCAATCTCTATAACATTGGGAATGGATATTATCTTTGGATAACTATTACTCCACCAAATAAAAGTTTCAACTCTTTGTTCTAAGCTTTGAACCTTTTTATTTAGAATCTTGATTAGTTCTCCAGATTCAAAATATGTTGATATATTTTTTCTAGATAACAATCTTTTTACAAAACTAAAAGATCGTTCATTTGAAATGTTTTCAAGTAATAATTCAAATCCTTCACCAGTGAAAAATGAAGGGGTTGGCACTTCAAAGATTTTAATACCACTGGTAACATCTGTAAAACCACCATTTCTAAGCGGGATTACTTTTGCTTCACTCAAATTGTTAAGATAATAGTCCAACAGATTAAAATCCTTAATAACATCATTAAATCCCCAATTATACCGGTCAAGTGCATTGGGTGTTAATATAAATAGAGGAAACTCTCTATCTTCTTGAATCTTTGTTAACTCTGTTGCTAATAAAATTGATTCATCTAAAACCTTCATAAACATTGCTTTGTTATGACCATTTATATCAGTGGTAATTCTATTTCTATCTTGTGACAAAATAAATGGAGCATGAACTAACAAGGGTAGGGAAAAATACTGTTTTGTTGGAAAATAACAGTAAACAGGATAAGATTCCAACGATTTAGTTGGTGCTGCTATGATGATTTGTTTATTAGAATTTTTTTTATCGATTAGTTTCTTTAGTACAAAGAATTCTTCGACCAAGTCAAGTTGATTACTAATCCTAACCTTGCTGACACTATCATGTTTTTCAATTGTTTTGGATAGAGTAATTACTTCATTTTCTATTATTATTGTTAATTTAGAAAGATTAGGTAAAAACAATAAAGTCCTATGGTCAAATTCTTTTAATTGATTTACTACATTAAAATCATCTTTGTTTTTTTCATCATCAATTACTATCTCAATTGTTGTGGAATATTTACCAATATCTTTTTGGGGGATATAAAAAGGCATCGAAAAAATGGGAAAAGATAAAGCTTTTTCACCACGTTTCTTTCGGATTTGATTCTGTCGATCAATTGAGTTTATATTCTTAACCTTATCAAATTCTGAATCAGCATATTTTTTAGAAAATCCAACACTATACTGACCGGAGTATATTTTGATGTCGTTACTCCAATTTAACACGCCACGAAATCCAGACCCTTTATTTCCAATCAATGTTTTATCTTTGGTACTTAAATGACCTAATACTATAGATTTTATACCTTCTTCATCAAAAGATGTTCCTGTATTAGATACTTTTAGCACACCATTGATAAAAGAAATTTCAGCTTCAACTGGTGTCAAAGCAGTTCCTGATTGTACTGAAAGTTCGTACGCATCATCAATGTTTTGTAAAAGCTCCAATATCTCTCGACTATGATATCCGTTAACATCATTTTCTTCTATGCTTAAGTCTCTACTAAGGTCATCGATTTTCTCGTTCAAATATCTATCGATCATGCTTTGTCTTATTTCACTAATTTGTTCCTCTACCAATTTGATAGCCAAGTTTATCACCTATCCGCTCTTTAAATACTTTTAGATTATGAAGTTGCATTTGATATTATTATATCATTGGTTCATATAGAAAATTTGATAAATAAAAATGACCATTGATTTTGTCATTTTGGTCATTTTTGAGTTCTATTTTTTTAGCAATGAAATTGTAGCTTCAATTTGATTCGTAATATATGCGTTTAAATCGCCATAATTATTCACTATGAACTCTTTTGTTTCTATATCGAGTTCACGCATGACTTCTTGTTTAGCGATGACTAATGCCATTTTTTGGGCTTCTTTATCAAATGTTCCGCTCTTCTTCAATGATTCGACATATGTTTGAAACACGACTCTTACGGCTCGCTCTACAGATGTTGCAATCGATGTTAATATACGCTTCGCATTTTCATCCTTAATCTTGCTGTTGAGATATTGTATCAACTTTGTTCCACCTAAAGTGATAATAGGTAACACAACTGTCGTTACGACTATGCTAATTATGGATGTGATAATTTCGTTCATATGTTCCTGGTCTCCTTTACGGTACTATTTCTTTTGGATAAGTTTTTGACGTCGTTTTCTAGGATGGACACTCGAGTATTCAAATCAGTAAATCCGTTATCTAGCTTATCTAGCCTTTTCTCAATACGTTCAGTACTAGATTTGATATATCCCAAGTCTGATATTAAGATACCTTCATTCTTTCCAGCTACTTTATCTTCTTTTCTATCCGCTCTCCGAAATGCAAGATATGCGAATAGAATGCTAGAAAAAGTGCCAGTTACACCAATGATCATCAAGGTTACTTCAAGTTCACTCATTCTGGAATACCCCATTTCTAATGTCTTTAATCTCTTGGAGATACTGTTTTAATGTAACTAGGTATGAAGTATCACTTGTTTTATCCCAATTCGTTTTGAGCTCATTAATACGCTTAATCCAATCTTCTGATAAGGTAAGTGTGTACTTTCCACTTCGTACATAGTTATCCAAGATTGCTCTGATTCTTAGGATGTGATAAGCTCGTTTTACGAGCATATTATCCTTATTGATAATTTGATCATAATACTCAATAACCGTATCTAAAAACTTGTCCAAGCGAGAACTAAATTCTGCATCTACTATTTTATTAAATTCGCTAGTAAACAATGGATTGATAAAGATGGTATTCTCTCTTGCATTGATGATGTCATCGGCATGAAGTCTGTTGTATAAAGGGATGTCTGGATCCATTTCTTGTCGTTTTAGAAAATCCTGGTATCCATAACCAAAGATATCAATCCCTTCAAGTGAGGTATGAATCAATCCTTTAAACCCATGGAGAACAACCGTGATATCAATATCTGAGTTGGATGAAACCGTGTTATATGCGATGGAACCACAATAGTACATAAACATGACCTCATGTTCTGGAAACATATTGATGACTATATTTTTAAGTCTTTCATTATCAAAAATTGAACTAATCGGATTCACGTGCTATTCCCTCCAATACATCAAAATCATCGATGGATTCATCAAATCCATTGACATTTTCCTTTAGCCAAAGGTAAGCTAATGCGACCGGATTTTCATCTTTAAACAAATCAAAGTCATTAGTTGGTACTTCGATGTCAACTGCTTCTAGGGGGTTAAATCCACTTGCTCTCTTTTCTTTGTCTAGATATGAGGCTAAGCAAATAACAACTTTCTTGTCACGGTAGTTGAGATTGATTCCAATAATGCGATGGTAGGTAACACTAATTCCTACACGAGATTCTAAACTTTTAATGATGGCCATTTTATGTCCTCTTCTTTCTATAAATTGATACTTGTAATGTGTCAGGTGAACCCAGGTTTAAACCAGGATTTAAGTATAGTCTTCCAATATCACCATCTATAACATGAACGAACTCTGCCATTGCAACCGTAGGACTTGAATCATCGGATAATGATGTAATTGATTTTCCTTTGGCAATCCAGGTGTAAGTAGTCGTTGTGTTTGACTGAAATGTTGGTATTAACTCAAATGAGATTGTCTTTGTGATTCCGTAGGTAGGTGTTTTACTTCCAGAAAATTGATCGTTGATATAAAAGGTACTTGCAGCTCTTCCACTCGTTCTCGTGAGACCAGTATTGTAATCATCATCGTATCTGAGACTCATGTAACTTCCTAATAGATAAGAACCACTTGAGTTCATGTAGCTGATATAGGATGTGGACGTATCACTCACAGTTCCAGCGGTTGATGCCAAAATGTAAATCTCATAGATATAGTTGTTATCAAAAGCATGATATACCGTATGATAGTAAAGACTTCCTTGATACGAATAAACGAGTTCTCCAGTTCCCCCAACTTTGATGATGGAAGAGTTTCCTCTAATAAAGAGTTCATTGGTCGTGGTATTAAATCCCATCTCACCCACATAACTCAATGTTGAAGTGGTTGGGTTAGCGGTTCCTCTTTTAACTCGAATGATGGGCATTAATAGGTTCCACCATCGATGATGGATGCATGTGTTAAGACAACATCCTTATCTAGACCTATGAAGAAGATTTCCTTGTTTGGAGTATAGGTTGTGTTTATTTCTTTAAAAAGAACCAAGCCTGATGTAATTGTTTTTGCCAAGAAATTGACTTTTGTATCAGTGAAAACCATCGCTGTACTAGCTGATACCGACACGTTTTTAACGTTTGCTATACGAGTTCTTTGGTCATCAGTTAGATGAAGATTGCTAGACACGTGAGCATTATAGGTTGTTGTTGATACCCCACCCAGTTCGGATAATGTAATCGTAACGGCACCAGTTTTGGCATTAACAGATGTTACAGGGCTTACATCCGGTATGATGGATGATGGTAGTTTCCCATCTGCTCCAATCAGTGGGACAGTTCCATTTGTTGTACCTGTATTTTTCTTCGATGCAGTACCTAGGGCGAGTGCAGTGATTTTAGTATCCATACTTGATTCAGCATTCGTTTTATTCAAGTATTCAATATAATCAGTTGTTGCTAATGGGTTTCCAGCAGTACCTGTCTTGTCTTGCTTAGAGATAAAGAGATTGCCTCCGTTTAAGTCAACAAGTGGTTCACCTGCTTTAATTGTTCCAGTAGATCCAATAAGTGGACCTGTTCCAGCTGAAGTACGACGCTTAATTTGAATGATTGCCATATAAATATTTCCCTTCTTTAGTGTCTATAAATGATGACTTTTGAAATGATGTGAGATGTACTACCACAAGTCAATGTTAGATTTCCGCCTTCATAGCGAAGATTTAGTGAGTAGAAATTCCCATAGTATTGATAATTCACACTGTTAGATGAACCAATTTGATAAAACAGACTTGTTCCTGGAAAAGTGATAACCAATGTTCCAATCGATACGATGATTAATGATCTACTCAGTTCGTAAGATGAAGTGCCGCTGATTCTGTAGACTCCAGGTGAAACCGTTGTCGGTGTCATGACTTTCGGTTCGGAATCAGACCGTATTTTTTGTTCAAGATTAGATACCACTTCTGCATTTGAGATAATCGTTGGTCTTTCATATCCAGGTGTCAGTGTTACGGATGTGGATGTTTTGCTATACGACGCAAGTGGAAATTCATAGAGTCCATCCACTAGATTCAATTGAGTAGTTATTAGTGAAGGGAATCCTCCGCTGAGTTCTTTCAAATAAAGACTCACTTCATTTGTAATTGTGTTTACCCCTAAAATGACATAACCATTCTTTATAGAATCTGGACTCACTTGAATGGATGTGTTCCCTTCAACATAAATTAACCGTCCAAAAATGGCTACATAGCCATCTTGAAAAGTAATGGTATTATTCGCCAAGGTATAAGTAACTCCGCTCTTAATCCCCTTAAGAACACCTGTACGATGCGATAATAGAAAGTAATACAAATCAGCATCTTTTTTGGCCGAAACATTGCCACCTTCAAATGTTATTTTTTGTAGTCCCATTAAAATTCTCCTCCATCTAAATCAGTAATGCTGCTTTTATTAATTGAGATATGTCCTATTTGAGAATTGACACTTTTACTAAGAATTTGGATTTTCTCAGTTAACTTGATTCGATATTCACCTAATGTGATTTGGCAAGATTGAAGTTGGTTCTGAAACCGAAGTCCAGTGACAATTGAATCATACGTTTTCCCTTTTGAATGAAACTCAACAAAGTCACCAATATTAGTATTATCAAATACACGAATTATCTTATGACCCATGGATACCGTAAACGTAATTTGATGATTAGTTCTAGAGACATTCAACTCACTTTGGGCTTTCCCGATTAGTGTGTCATATTCTGAATCATTATATGTTTTCGTTACTGATTGAACATTATGATACCTAAGAGAGTTTGTGGCATCTTCTGTAATAGTACCGTCTGTTAAAAGATAAAATGTTCGTGTTTCAGTGAAGAGTATATTTTCATTTTTAGGGTAGTATATGACTTTATTCACTGATGTTTCAGTTGTGTCGTTAATAACTAAATCGCTTAGTCCTAATTGATCAGACTTTATCTTAATACCTTGATTCACGTTAACAATTCGAAGTAGGACACCCATCAATTTTCCATTCACAATCACAATTTCTTCTTTGATATTGACCCCATAGCTTTTCGATATGAGTTCAATCACCTCATAAATGGTCATTATTTTATCTGCTTCAAATGATAAATCTCCCATTTTTGATGTTTCTTTGCTGATACTTAAGTATGAGATATTCTCCAAACCATCAGTATTTATAATGAACTCGCTTCTAATTAGTGTTTCGATGTAATTTGATAGGTTTCCAGAATAAGGTTCAACTTTGACACTTCTTTTCAAGATTTCCTTAAACTCTATCGTTCCAATAATCAGTCCATCATCAGCGTTGTCAATACTCTCGATAACCCCTAAGTAATCAAATCCAACTGTATGAAGATAGACAATATCTTTTGGCGTTGCATCTATTGATATCGACGAAACGTTAAAGGTCGATTTTTGAGAGATAACTAAATCCAATTTAATTTCGAATTCACTAGCTATTGAAACATGGTCTTTAATCTGAAAATTAAATCTATCAAGGATAATAAGTTCCATATATTACCCCAAATAATATTCAAAGATTTTTATTTTGCAGGTGGTTGAACTTGGTACCCCAGGTTTAAATTCAAACGCTACTGCACCAGGTTCTACTGAGAGAAAGTTATCTTTTTCAAAATCTTGAAATTGATAGATGTCATAAGTAATTCCATCCACCACTTCTACCATGGATAAGTCATGAATCAAACTTGACACAATGATTTGACTATTCTGCCGATTGATGAGTAATCTTAAGTGGCTTTTGATAAGATTGTTTTGTTTTACAATCAATTCAGGCTCTTCCATAGCACCAGTGATTTCGATAATCATATTTGCTTTGAGATGTCCACCTATTTGAGTGTTCATCATACCTTGTGATGCATTTGCGTACGTAAATTCATATGAATAAGGATAAACTTTTCCACCACCATCCACATTAGCAGTAATCATGAAGTGATGTTCTTTAATCCAATAAGACTTTTTGTTTAACACAATTTCTGACTGCAACCCACCTGCTTTTAGTTCTGATTTTGAGAGATGTACAATATCAACATAGCAATATTTCAAATCATGGCTTTCATAGAATAGTTTCAAATCGTGTTGTCCTTTTTCAAGAAACTGCATGAATTCATAATAGCCATGATATCCATCAAGAAAGGTAATCACAGCTTTGATTTCTGATAACTCAAAGTTATTCTTTAGCGTTGTGTAGTGAATATCATGTTTTAGGTAACTATAGTTTTTAGAAAAGCCTAATCCGTTAACGCCAGTTAGTAACACTTTATTAAAGTATGTGAAATGAAATCTCTCTCCATATTGATTCTCCAGGAGGAAAACTCTCATAAGTAAGCACCTCCCAAAGCACGATTGAGTGCATCTACATCGATGGTTGATGCAGTTGTATTGACAGTAACGTTGTTGGTTGTATAACTGCTATTTGATGAACTTGAACTCGATTGAAATATCTTCCCTGAGAATAAATCCCCAAAGAAATTACCCACTTTACCAAACACTTTTCCGACACCTTCGAATGCCTTACCGATATTATCGATAATCCATTTAACGGCATCGATGATTTTTGTTAATAGCCATAAAACAGGTTCAAGAACGGCCATGAGAAGTCTAAGAGCTGGTGCTAATAAGACACCGATTACTTCTCCAATGATGGCAAGTAAAGGACTAAATGCTTCAAGTAAAAACTTGATCATATCGAGTTGTCCAATCAGTGGAGCAAGAAGCAAGTCAATGAGTGGCATCAGTAAAACCATAACACTTGCTATCGCTTCAATGATAACTGTAATCAATGCCAAGATCGGTTCTAGTACAGCAATTAACACATCGAGGATTGGGGTCAAGATTTGAATAAGAATATCGACCAAGATGAGTACTACATCTGCTACCACTTTAAATAACGACCCCAGTACTTCAAGCACTCGATTTAGTGGGTCAATAAAGGACATAATTAAATCTGCAATTGTATTCATGACAATGCCTAAAACACCAATGATTACTTCTAAAATAACTTTTAGGGGTTCCAGGAGCTGTACAAGTACCACTAACACTTTTGATAGAACGTTGCCAAGAAGCTCGACAACCATTTGAATAAATGGAACAAGTGATAGAATGACACCGGATAGCATCTTCAAAATTTCGATAAACGGTGGAAGTAATTCTTCAAGTAACCCTAATAGAGCGTTCATCAGTTCGCTTAAAACCATAATAATCACATCTATCACGTTGATAAGTGGGTCTAAAATGCCATCTAAAAGTTCAACAAAGGCATTGATCAAGGAATCAAGAATACCAATAATCACTTCGAAAATTGGTGCGAGTTTAGATGCAAGTTTTGATATGAGTTCTGTGATCGGCACTAAAAGTTTTTGGAGTGCATCAAATACTTTTTTCAATAGTTCCTGGAACTTTTCGTTTTTGAGCAATAAAACTACCAGTGCAGCAACAAGACCAATGATTGCAAGTTTACCAATCGCAAGTCCCTTAAACAGTTCTGCACCTTTAAAAATAGATAAAGCGGATTTCAATTGTCCAAATAACGGAATTGCTTTTGCTACAATTACCAAGATTGGTCCAATACTGGCTAGTACTACTGTAAATATGCCAACCATTTTCTTTGTTGAATCGGATAGATTAGCCCACCAATTCACCATACTTCTAGTTGCTGGTATAACTTTTTCTTGGATGGTGTCGACAACTTTTTGAAGTGCTGGTACAAGTGTGACTCCCAAAGATACACTTAAACTCGAGATAGATTGCTTCAATTTATCTACAGAATCATTGAATTTTCCTGCAGTATCAGCTTGTTCACTAGTTACTAAACCTAATGCTTCTGCCTCATTTTTGAGTCCTTCAATTTCACTTGTAGTTGCACCAATCACTTGAGCGAGTTCAGCACCAATCTTGTCACCGAAGATTTGGTTTGCAATAGCTACTCGTAGTGTTGCATCTTCTAGACTTGATAAACTGTTTCTAATAAGGTCGAAGGCTTGGTCGCTATCCAAACCTATTAGATCGTTGGTTGTTAATCCAATTTGGTTAAGGTACTCTTCGTACTTAGATCCATTTCCAGTGGCGATATCACCTAAAATTGAATTCAACCTTACAAAGGACTTTTGCATTACTGCTTCATCAACAGCAAGGATTTTAAAGGCATGACTCCACTTTTGATATGCTTCGACTGATAAATAGACTTTGGATGCATTATCTGCGATTGCATCTGCAGTTTGCATGGACTTCATCGTTAATACACCTAAAGCAGAAACAGCACCAAGAATTGGTGCAGTCACATACTTAGTCATCGATGACCCTACTTTGGCAAGCTTATCAACGTTGATGGCACCTAAAGATTTAATCTTCGTGGCAGTTTGTTCCAACTCAATGTTTAGTTTGTTAATGTCGGTTTCAGTATATTGAATTGATCGTTTCAATGCACCGAATTCTTGCTCCGAAATCGCACCAATTTTTAATGCCTTTTTAGCTTCTTCAAGTTTTGCATTTTGTGCTTCAAGTTTCTTTTTTGAGGTTTCCAGGACTTGGTTTAATTTATCTTGTTTATCTTTCCATAAAGAAACATTTGAACTGTCAAACTTTAAAGCGTTGTTGATTGCTTTTAAGTCCTTCTGCTCTTCCTTAAGTTCGGATGTGATGTCTTTAAGGTTACGGTCAAGTTCGGTCGTGTCAAGACCAAGTTTGATGTTTAAACCTTTAATGGTCTCTGCCACGTTCATCCCCTCTTTCTATAACAAGAATTTATCTATATCTGTTTGGGAAGCATTTCTACTGCCCACCCCACCATGTGTTTCCATCTCTATATCTACAATTTCAGCATAAGTATTGATGTCAAAATACTGACTTTCACTAATTTGAATGCCTAGTTTGGCTAGGTTATAAATGATGGATGCTGTGATGGGGATGTTACCTACTTTTTTGCTGAGTTTCCCTCTTTAATAGTTCCAAGTAGTTCTGCAATTGTAGTGGCTATTGTTTCCAACTCAATAGTGTTACTTAAAATCGTGAAATCGAACTCTTGAAGAAACTCATCATAACTGGATTTTGTAAAAGGTTTATGCAAAATATAGGTGATTTTAAAAATGACATCAATGACTGTAGATAGTGCTGATAAATTATTATGTTGTGATAACTGATCAAGCACTGAGATGTCGGAAAAGAGTTCGGTTCCAAAGGTATTTTTGTATGAAATTATAGTAAATAAACTTGATTTAAGTTTGTATTCACGGTTTTGAATATGTAGTGTCTTTTCCATGGGTTATACTCCAATCGTTGGCAATACTGGTGATGTTTCTAAGAATGTAAGATAATTAGTATCTCCAAGATTAGCGATAACATGAGTGATGAGATAATTCCCTACTTCAATTGGTCTTGCAACGATACTGAGAGTGATTGAGTTAGCTTCAACTGATTCACCCTTGGTTTTTGTTGCTTCATTGACCGGTGTGACTGAACACAAGTAAAACCAAACACGTCTTGCTTTGGCATCCCCTTGAAATTCAAAACCTAAAGCAAATGTTTGAACACCAGCATTTGTGACTTCGACTAGATTTCCGTTGGTTAATTGCTTATACCCCAAAATATCAATTTTGAAAGTGTCTGAAAGTTCTGATAGTTTCAATGTGATATTTCTACCAGCGTTTTGAACAAGTGTTGCAATCACTGAATCATCAGCGTAAATCGACTGACTACCTCCAATGATTTCACTTGAGAATTCCTGAGCACCTAAAAGTGCAATTGGGGTATCAAATGTCCAAGACCCATCTTCCGATTGAGTCGCCTTAGAGTAATGAACATTTTTTAGACCAAAGGTTACTTTGTTTTGTGACATGATTAATATCCTCCTGTGGATAATATATTGATTTGATAAACACGATTGATTGAATAATCATCGTTTTGATAGGTACTCACTAGCACCGGAATGATTTCCTTTTGATTCATGGTCTCTTCAAATAGATGAATGAGTGCTTCATTTCTTGTTTTAGTAACAATTGTTACCTGATATTCAACATTGTATAGAAGTGCTCTATTATCTGCAGTGATTGGCCGTTTAGAGATAATTTGATAAACAATATAAGGTAACTGATTCGTTGTTTCGGAATTGTCATATCGATTGCTCATATAGTGGACATTCTCGGTAATACTTTTTAAAGTGTTATAAATAACATCGTTATGTAGTGCCATTGGTAATGATCCTTTTAATGTCTTCTAACATCTTAGGTGTAAAATAATCATAAGATGGTCGAAGAAATGGTCTTCCTGGTATATGCTTTCCATTAGTATGTCTAAAACCGAGTTCGATAAGGTGTACGAGTTGGTATTTTGATTTACTTGATATGTAGATAATTTGGTTTGTTCCACTTCCAACAATAGTTTTTACAAATGAGTCTGCTAGATGGTTTCCAACCTGATTACTTCTAGGTGCGTTTTCTTTTACATAATCAAGTATTTCATCAGCACAGTTTTCTACTCTTTTGAGTATACTTTCCTTTGTTTCCACCCCATAATCACCAACTATATCTGAAAGTTTTCCTGCCAATTCACTCAAATTGATGGCCATATAAAATCATCCTCAATCAAGCTAGTTTTCGATAAGTAAAGTTCAATGAACTGACCACCAATAAAGGTGCGTTCAACTCGATAATAAATGTTTTCAATTTGGACAAACTTCTCATTTTGATAAGAGAATGCATTGACTTGAACTTTAATCTCAATTTTGATTTTCGTTTCAATGGATACTTTCCACTCTTCTCTTGTCAGTGAACGCATGATACCAATCACATCTTTGCTCGATAAAACATCATATTTATCTTTGTTTTGTGAAACGGCTATAAATTTGAGTCTGACGTTGGGACTATTTGGGAATGGCATATCAAATCCCCTTAGATAGTGATACTTGTTTCAATAGGAAATAAAAGGCTTGTGGCAGTTCTTTAACTGAACCATCGCCTTTAAAACCGAAAAAGGTTTTCACATAAATGAGAACCAAACTCTGTACATCGTGATCCAATAGATGAGTATCACTCACCCCAGTCGACTTGACTAGGGTGAGAGCACTCTCGATTAGAGCGTTAAATTCAGCATCCGCAAATGATTCGGAATCACTGATCATCAATGAACTTTTTACTAGGTTAAGTAAACTTGATGGTACGCTCATGATGTTATTCGCCAGCTGGTGTTACTGCACCTTTTTTCACACGAACAAAGCCTTTGTATCCAACAACATTACCACCTGCAAAGACAGATGCTTTGTAGCAGATGATACCTTGTTTAAACTTATAATCAGTGGATTTACTGATTTCAATTGGTGAAAAGATTGCTGTTTCATAGTTCTTTAAGGAACCGTAAGCAATGCAGTATGCACCAGTTGTGGTTGCAGTGTTGCTAATTGCATCACAGTTGGAGTTAATGATATAGAAAATGCCATCGATGGTATGGTTCACATAATCAATCGTATGTACTTTACGACCTTCCGAAGTACGTAATCTTGCAAATGCACGAAGGTCGCCTTTACTTAAAATAAGGACTGCACTTCCTTCAACTTCTTCTGGTCCACCATAAGCGTAGATGATATCATCAAGTGTATCTTCAGTGATTTCTGACACTTCGACATCCGTGGTATCACCAAGTGCAACAGCATTTTGACTAAAAATACCGGTGAATTGGTTTGAGCCACCAGCACCTTTTAAGATTTCAAGTGATAACTTTTTCTTTAAACTTGTCTTAATGTTTTTGATGACTTCAGCTTGGTAATTGACTGCAGGTAACTTTTCAAGCTCTTCAGTGATTTCAGTGTAGGCTGTTAACTTACACTTTGTGATGGTTAAATAACCAAACGTTGGCTCGGTTTCCGTATAGTCAGCACCTTCAAGCGTACTTCCTGCTACACCAGAACCTTTAACGAATGTTTTCTTATAAGTTTCTCCACCAATCAGATTGACAAGATTGATGTTGTCCACGAGAGTAGATACTTCGCTAAATGGATAAGCAGCGAGTTTGGTATCTGTGTGTTCCGGTAATAGAATTTCATCTTGAGACACTTGGATGGTGCGTTTTTCTCTTAAGTCTTGACCACGTTTCTCAAGAATTTCTTTAGGAATACCTTTTGATTTGGTTTCAATGACAGGTGATGGGTCAAACTTTTTAGCCATTTCAATCTTCTTGTTTAAAACTGTCCGCTCTTCATTAAGCGTATCAATTTCTTGTTCTAGTTTTTCGAGTTCTTCAAGCGATGCAGTATCCGTTACTTTGCGAATTTCTGCTAATCGTTGTTCAATTTCTTTCATGCGTACATTTGAGTTCATATTTAATGACTTCCTTTCAATTTGATTTGAATTCTCTTTTTTATGAGGTTCGTACTCTTATCAATCTCTACCTTATCCAAGGCTTCTAGTTCCAACTCCATGGTTTCTAGACTACGAGCATAGATTGAAGTATCTTCATAAGCTGGGGTATCAACAATCGACACATCATAAAGACGTTCAATCGATTTGATCATACGTTTGGGGATTTCACCACTTCTATCCCATGTTTGTTCTTTCACACTAAAAGCAAATGACATCTTATCAAGCAGTCCATTTTGAACCATCTTATAGATGTCCTGGTTGGATGCTGTATCAAGCAGTTTAGCTCGAATCTTTAGTCCTACTTCATCTACCACGAGTGTGAGAGATTCGTTACGAGTTCTTGCAATAACAAGAAAGTTATCTTGATGGTTGTATTTGAGAGGCACATCTTTCATCTGAGTTTGTTCCAAAGCGTTCTTATCGATCGCTTCAATAAATCCACGTTTTTCATCACCAATCAAGGTTTCTTTGTTAAAAACAATGGCATAACCTTCAAGAATCATCTCGTTATTTTCGTTATTCAGTTGTATTTCTGATAATCTAATCTCTTTGTTCATAATAAAAACTCCTTCGATATACCAATTGTATCGAAAGAGTTTCAAATATTTAGGGGTCAAACTGATGACTTGTTGATATAATTATACATAAGGATGTGATTCGATGAATAAAACCATGGCTAAGCCTATTAATTGGCAAGACTTTGAAGATTTGTGCAAAAAAATTTGGAGATACGAGTACAATTGCCAAGATATTAAAAAGAATGGAAGACAAGGACAAAGCCAAAATGGAGTTGATGTTTATGGTTACTTTGAAGAAATCAAAGGTTATTTTGGAATTCAATGTAAAGGTAAAGATGATTATACAAATGCTGTTCTCTCAGAAAACGAAATTGAAACCGAAATTGAAAAGGCTAAGAACTTTAAGCCACAATTGAAAAAGTTCATCTTCGCTACTACAGCGAATAAGGATACAAAAATAGAAGAATTTGTGAGAAATAAAGATGTAGAAAATCGAGAAAAAGGGTTGTTTTCAATCACACTCTATTCATGGGAAGATATTACCGATTTAATTAAGGAACATAAACCAGTTTTTGATTCATATGTATACGATAAGCATTACTCAAACAGCAGTCTTGTTGATATTAATATCTGCAAAGAATCAGCAAATCTTTGCCCAAAATATACAAGACAGAGATTTATCAACAAGTTTATTGAAATGAGACAGTCTTCTATTCTCCAGCCAATCTTTCCACAACATGTTGATTATTCACAGTTTTCTGTGACTCAGACTAGTTTATTTCCTAAGAAGAATGGCAGCTATGTATCTTTAGTTATAGAAATAAGTAACACTGGAACTTCTTCATTAACAAACTGTGATATTATTTTGTCTATTAATAATGATCAAAATATATATTTTTCTGGATATACACCATTAGGTGGTATTCAAACCACATTTTCGGATGATGACAAGATCATAAATTTAAGTATTGATTCATTAAATGTTGGTATTACATCAACTCGAACCGTAACTTTGAAATTTCCTGACAAAAAGGATGAAATCGAAGTCATAAAAGACTCCTTGAGTATAGAATGGAAATTTTCTTCGAATCAAAACACCGAACCATTATATGGAGTTCTAAATGTACCTATTAGAGTTGAGTTCACAGATTTGGATGACAAAATACGTAATGTTTATGATAGGAAATCTGCTACTGAATCAATAGTTATTAAACCTATTGAACTGGAGTATTAATATTAGCCAACTTGATACTCATTCGCTTTTGCAGAATCAACATAATTTAAGCTCTGGAGACGCTTATTACCATCTTTAACTGGCTCAAGACCCAGTAATGCTCTTGATTCATTCAAACTCATGAGACCCAATCCCATGAGTTTTTCTATTGCATTAACTTTTGTATTCCAGGAGGCATATTGTAGTCTCTCGCTATAGAAGACAATTTGCTCCCCATCTACTTTTTGTTTTCTCGATAAAAGGATTCTTGAAAACTCCTCAGATAATTTGATTGATAACTGCTCAATTGTCCCTTCATAGAAAGCATTAAATTCCTCTTCTGTGTACTTGTTGTTATAAATAGGTTCTGATACTCGGAAGTAAGAAAGGATTTTTTTGTTAAGGAAATCTAATGTTGATGCATCAACTAGTTTTGGGTCAATAGTTAGTGGAACATAATCAGCTTTTAAATCAACTGGAATAATTGCTGATTTGTGTTCATTGATACTATTTTTTAGTGCATTATCAAAAATTTCTTTTTGCTTGTTCTTATCTTCTTGTGATAACATCGCATTCATCTTAAGTAAACCTTTGATTTGAAATGATGATTTAATTGCATTATCTATTCCTTGTAGTATTGAATCATTAATGGCCACGGTTTTTAATACTGCACTATGGTCTGCAATTGCTCCATTGCCACCAAATATCTCATTCGAATAAAAATATCTTCTAAGATGAATTATTGAGTCATATGGGACTAGGTAGTTTTTTCCATCATCAAAGTACATCTCCAAATAAATAGAACCACTTTCATCTTTTTTGATTTCAACAGTATTGGGTTTTATTGGATACAATGACTCTATTTCATATTTTTGGTTAAATTTAGGATAAATAAAGACATTGTTATTTAAATAGAGTAGAGAAACTATCTTATAAATAAAATCACTAGGACTCATTAGTTCATTTGGCTGATGTTTTAAAAGATATGATAAGGTTCCTTTTTGTTCTTCTACTAGATTTTTAGTTTCCTTGATATGCCTTGGTTTTAGTTTGGATGCATGACTTGCTATACAGTCAATACAAATCCTAACAGTATCTGAATTTAGTATGTTCGAACCAAAATCACTAAAAATCTCGGTTAGGTTAACCGATAAAAAAGATTGATCAATACTCTTTGTTTTTTTACGACTAAATATTCCCATTTATTTCACCATCTGTTCATAATCGTTGCGATATCTATTCAATACTGCATAAGCGATTATAAGTGCAACTGCACCATCAATTCTTCTAAACTTACTACTCAATTTACTTGGTTGAATATTTCCGTTGATATCAATTTTCGCCTGTGTATTCGCTAGATTCCATTTCAAGATTGGATTGTTATTATAGTTAACTAACTTATTCTTTAGATCAGCTTCAAGTTGTTTCATAGGTTCTGATAGAGTATAAATGCCTTGTCTTACCTTCTCCATCGTGAACCCAAGCTCTTCCATTTCCTTAACCCAATAAATTGCATTCCATGGATCATATCCCACCCATAATGGGCGGATACCATCTTTTTGCACTCTTTCCATAAACCACTTAGTAACTAATGAGAAATCATTTTGATTACCATCAGTCAATGTTAGAAAGCCTTGTTGATGCCATAAATCATAGGGAACTGAATCTTCTTCAATTCTCTTTAGCATCACATCTTTGGGCATAAAGAAATGTGGTAACACGTATTTGATATTGTCTTTTTGGATTAATAATACTGCACAAGTCAAGTCTGTTGTATTCGACAAATCAACTGCTCCGATAGCATAACTATTCTTCAATGAAATTGTATGCTTACTTTCGTTGTTCAAATCGCTATAGGTTAACCATGAACCTGATTCAGTTTGCTTGATATTAAAATCTTTACATAACATTGTGACTCGTGTAGATAAGTCATTCTTTGATTTATTCATGATGTCTTCCAAGTAAGACTCGAGCTTAATACTTCCTAAAGAGGGATTTGATTTTTGCCATGTTTTTTTATCTGTATAGATTTCATCCTGTGAATCCTGGGTGTATAGCCACGGCAATAGTTTCTCATCGTTAATCTCGCCCTTAATCATTTTTCTACAGTATTGTAGTTTTTTATCAAGAAATCCCTCGGTTACAGTACCTTCTGTTGTGATGATAAAGATGAGAGGTTCTTTCTTGGTGGATTGACTTTGTTTAATCGCATCGTAAACTTTTGAATCTGTCATCTCATGGACTTCATCAATGCAACCTACTTCAATGTTATATCCATCTTTATTTCGAGATTGAGCGGAAAGTTTCTTGATCTTATTCTTAGTCTTTGGTGAATAAATGTAGAAGATGTTTTTCTTACTTCTTTTTTCACTTGATAGGGCTTTAGAACCTTCACGCATATTGTTAATCTCTTCAAACAAAATACTTGCTTGGTCTGATGTATTACTTGCACATACAATATCTACACCACCTCTAGATAGAAAGAATTCTGCAAGGTCAATTCCAGCAACAAATGTTGTCTTTCCGTTCTTTCTAGCGATTAGGAGCAACACTTCATTGAATCTTCTAAATCCAGTATCTTTGTACTTAAATCCATAGGCTGTCTGTAAAAGTGCTTTTTCCCAAAGTTCTAAAATAAAAGGATGACCATTGAATGGTGACTTCGTATGCTTACAGAATGTTTCTATGAAATTAATCCTTGTATGTCCTGAACGTTCATCGAATGCATACTTTGGATTATCTAAATCCAAAACAAGTTGATCCAGGACTGCTTTCAGTTCCTTGCCAACAACGATTGCACCTTTTTGAATTTCATTGTAGTAAGTTAAAAGATAATTCATAGACCCTTTAAGAATTTATCAAGTTCATCATCTTCATCGCCACTGTTTTTACCCATGATTGCACTTATTGTTTTAAGAGTTGATGAGAAGGAAGAAACCAGTTTTGTGTAATACTTTGCTGGTTCACTTTGGCGTTGTTTTCCACTGGTCGACACTTGAACAGCACCATACAGGTGTATCTGTTCTTTTAGGATTTCCAATTCCATCTTCATGAATGCAGCTTGTTGAAGTAATTCTTCGACTAGAGTTCGTTTTCCTGAATCTAAACTATCCAAAGCAAAAAGGCTTGAGAGCCTCTTATATTCATCATAGACACAACTGATTTTACTCATATCTCTGTTCCTCAAATATTCTTTCTGGGCATAGTAATACATTTCCAAGTAATCCGATTCCTGTTAAAGCACGGAATGATTCGTTTCGCTTTTTATGCTTAAGCATTCCTTCTTCATCACATATTATTAAGTGATCACGGTATCTCGCTGGATAGAGTTCAATACATCCCTCTACAAGGCTTTGAAGTTCATTCAGTGTGAAGTACTCATTCTTCGGTGTAATCGTTGTTACGGTTCCGTTTTCACGGAATAGAATGGCATTCTTCGGTTCTTTGGTGATTTGGTATACCCTAAGTGGAACTACATAGTTTTGATTGCATTCATCACAACATGTTTCACCACTAAATGGCGATGGATTATTTCCATCTCCATCAAACTGTTTTTTGCATATTGAACATTTTTTCATTTTCAATCACTCCAATTCTTTCTAGATACTTTGTATCTAACAACACAAATACCACAAAGATTTAAAATATCCAGTGTTAAGCTGAATTACCGGCATAAGCGAACCTCCACCAGGCGATTTGAAGTCTACAAGATGGAGGTGAAGCGTAACCTGTAACGTAGTCTCATATCAAGATCACCTTGTTTAAGGGGTCACAATCAATGAGTGTCGTTTCCGTTTCGACTTTTGATAGTTCACTATCTGTTTTTGATTGTACCAATGAAGTTCTATTTATTTAGGGGTCAAACTGATGACTTGTTGTAATTTCCTCTACGCGCGTGTAGGGGGTGCAAGTGTTTGTTCTCCAAAAGTAAAAAAATCTCAGAATTAAATCCGAGATTTTCAAAAATTAGGGTCACGTATTTTAGATGTGGGGCTTGCGGTCGTTATGATATCTATTTAAACTTTTGACTGGGGGGCTATTGTTTCCTGAAACTTATCAACTTCAATTTGAAATCTTTCTATATCAGCTAATATTGCAGTTGCCTCATTACGCAACTGAACATATTTCTTATATTCCTTCACAAACACTTTAGCTTGTTGTACATCAATGGATTGTGGACTATCGGTAAGTTTCGATGCAAATTCCTCAAGATATGATGCTATCTTGGTCGATTGTTTAAGAATGGTATCAACTCTTGTTCGCTTTTTAATCATAATTTTATAAGTCAATGTTAATTGTTTCATCTGCTTTCTAATTCGTGTAAATTCTTTGGAACTCTCTTCTATCTCATTCTTTTCTAATGCTATTTCAGCGGATGCAAACTCAATTTCTCTCTTCTTTGTTTTAAGATGAGCAATAAAATCATAAGTTGTGGATGCTACAACATTAATAGAAAACCAAAATGTGGTTTGTGAAATTATTTCATTAAATCTACTTACTTCTCTACTAAGTAAAAATACATCCAGAGAAGACCAAGATAATAAAAACACATTTACAGATAGCATAAAAAATGTCGATAAACTTAATATTACTGAGGCATTATGATCAATTTTTCCTAACTTCGAAACCACTTGTTTTTCACTTGATAATTTATCGGTCACCAGAAAATAAGTAACAAGTGCAAATGTGACTGAAATACCAAAAATTGACCAACTCAGTGATAAAATGTTCTCATAGTTATCGATTGAAAGATTATGTTTTCCAAATACTACAGGTAATCCAACTAGAAGTAATATACCAATAAATATAGATTTCAAGAATAAAGGAGATTTCAGAATTAATAGGTATTTATGAGGATATATTGATGCAAAATAATATGCAATAAAAAATATCATATAAATAAAATATAAAACTCCGAAAAAGACCAAGCTACCTAATAAAAAGTTATCCCATTCAAACGCATTATTGTCCGATATGGATTTATTAAAACTTGTACCCAATACAATTAAACTGAGTATAATCCAAGGCACAATAATCTTGTAAAAATGTTTTTTGTGGTAAGTTACAAACAATTGAAAAAATGAATAAGGGTTTTTGATTTTGTTCATATAATCACATCCATTCATTAATATTATACAGTATGGATGTTCAATATTTTAGTAAATTTCCATTTGCATCAAACTTTATATTAGTTTTCTTGAATCTACCATGCTCTTTATTATGACAATCCTTGCATAGAGCTATAAGATTCTTCATACTCAATGCAATCATTGGATTTGTTACGTTGGACTCATTCAACACAATAATGTGATGAACTTCTTCTGCAACATTTCCACATTTTTCACACCGATAATCCGCTTCTAGCATCTTCAATTTGCGAACATTCTTCCATTCTTTGGAGTCGTAGAAAGGCTTAATTGATTTTGATGACATTAGCTTCTTTCTTTATAGCTTTTATTAATTCATCACTGATGGATTCCCATGGTGAATTTAAGTATCCAAAATGTCCATATTCAGCAAGCGATTTGTAAGTTTGTTGTTTGAGTTTGAGTTCTTTGATAATGTTTGATGGAGAAAAGTCGAATATGCGATTCACGATAGTTCTTAGATGATCATTGCTAATGAAACTTCCTCTTGCTTTAACATCAATAGACACAGGAAATGGAACTCCAATTGCATATGCAACTGATACTTCACAAGCATTTGCTAATCCACTCTTTACAATTGCTTTGGCAATGTATCGGCAATAATAAGCACCACTTCTATCTACTTTTGTATAATCTTTTCCTGAGAAAGCACCTCCACCATGTGGAACGATTGTCCCATAGGTGTCGACTTGTAGTTTTCTACCTGTAACCCCACTATCTGCATGAGAGCCGCCTTTTACAAATTCACCAGTAGGATTAATTAGTATCAGTGTATTTATATCTACCAAGTCTGATGGCAATACTTCTTCAACGACATAGTGAATATATTTTTCATAGACGTTCCTTTCAACTCCTGGTTTTGTTTGAGCACTTACAACAACTGTGGATATATGCTTTGGCTTGTCCTTTTCATAAACTATACTTACCTGGCACTTACCATCTAATCCAAACACATCTGGATTTTCACGGTTGACAATATCCATATTTCTAGCGATGTTTCTAGCCAAAATATATGTTAGTGGTAGAAACTCTTTCGTTTCGTTTGTCGCATACCCATACATAATTCCTTGGTCACCAGCTCCAAGTTTATCTACACCACGGCTTATGTCTTTTGATTGTCCAGATACCTTGACCAGAACTTCAAAATCATTTTCATTCAAGCCTACTTGATGTAAAACTTCTCTTGCTGTTACTTCATAATCGATTTGATTCGTGGAAGTAACTTCTCCAGCAACTACTAGTAAATTGTCTTTAATCAAACATTCAATCGCAACCCTTGAATCCTTGTCTTTAAGTAACAATGCATCCAGGATGGCATCAGACACTTGATCACAAATTTTATCAGGATGTGCTCTAAATACAGCTTCACTTGTACTAATTTTCATATTCTTCTCCATTTTCATTAAATATTTCTATATCTGTCAGTGGTATTCTTTGCCCATCACGTAAGAGGTAACAATCTTCGATATTCCCACCATCTGATAAGTAGCGTTTAACGATGACATCCACATAGATTCTTGAAAGTTCCATTAAATAACATTTTCTACCCAACTGATTTGCAGCAATCAACGTTGAACCACTTCCTCCAAATGGATCCATAACTAACTCACTCTTTTTACTAGAGTTTTTTATGAGTGTGCCAATCAAGTTGATTGGCTTCATAGTAGGATGTAAATCACATCGTGCTGGTTTATTTTCATTGATGACACTATATTTAGCAGATGCATACATATCTTCGAGGAGAGTGACAAGCTCTTCTTTTTTCATAGATTTAAAGTCAAGCATCGGTGCATCTATCACTGTGGTCTGAGTTCTGTCATCAATAAAGAAATGAGCGTTACCCTCTTTGAAAGAATAATAGATGGCTTCATGTTTCCATTGATAATCTTGTCGGCCAAGCACGAATGTATTTTTGTTCCAGATTAGTTGTTGTCTAGGTTTAAGATTCACTTCTCTTAATGCAAGTTCAAACTCAACCAAAGAAGATGATGAGTGGAAAACATAAACTGCACCACCTTTCTTTAAATGACTTTCCATATTTGTAAAAGCCTTGGTTAAAAACTTAATGAAATCACTACTTTCCATGTGATCATTTAGAATACGTCGGTTATCGAACGCTTCTATCATATCCCCCTTTGAACCAACATCAACGTTGTAAGGTGGGTCAGTAACCACTAAATCAATCGATTCATTACCTAAAAGAGTCTTAAAGTCACTTTCTTTAGTGGAATCTCCACAAAGCAGTCGATGTGGTCCAAGAAGGAATAAATCTCCAATTTGACTAAATGGTTCATCAGTTACTTCTTCATCGATGTCAAAATCATCTTCGTGTGTTTCTTCACTTGTTTCGCCGATTTGATGTTCGAATCCGAATAGTGACATATCCAAATCAAGTCCTGCAAGTTCTTCGTTCAATTTTTCAATATCCCAGGTTGCTAGTTCACTGGTTTTGTTATCAACCAAGCGAAATGCCTTAATCTGTTCTTCAGATAAGTCACTGGCGATAATACACGGTACTTCAGTTAAACCTAATCGATGGCTCGCTTTATACCTGGTATGACCAGCGATAATGACATTATTGCCATCAACGATGATTGGAACTTTAAAACCAAACTCTAAAATTGAATTTGCGACTGCTTCAACTGCATCTTCATTATTCCTGGGATTATTCTCATATTCCCTTAAATCACTTATCTTCTTGTAGATAATCTCCATTGATCCATTCTTCATTGAGTTTCTCCATTCTCTTTTCTGCTAATTCAAGCTCAAGTTTTTTATCACTATATTCCCTACCAAAGTGGATAGTTAGCAAATACTTTGCTGCACCAACATCTGGTGGAACATCCTTAATGTGTTTGATAATTCTTTTTTTAGTGCCACGTGCTGTTTCTTCAATATACTGGTCTTCATCGGTGGATTTAAATCCAATTGCACGTTTGACAATGGCATCCATTAACAATCCTTTAAAACGTTCTTTGCCTTCTTCATGTGCATCTTTCATGTCTGAATGCTTATTTTTAAGTGATTGAAATGATCGTTTACTGATACCTAATGCAATTGATACCATCTCTTCATTTGCACCAGTACTTGATAATTTTTTGATTAAGTCGATTTTGCCCTTAAGTTCATTTTTATCCTTCCACTCATGATAGATATTTTTCATATGACTGGTGTTAGCCTCCTTATTGGAAGTTGAACACTACGAATTCTCGCAAGGATTTAATCCCTAGGTTTTATAACCAGTATCCATAAAGAAAAAACCACGATAGTTTCCTTTCGTGGTCTATTGTATCTTTACTTCATAAAATTTTTAGGGGTCAAACTGAAGACTTGTTGTACTTTCACAAAATGATTTAATAAAATCTAGTAATCCATACAATCATGATATTGATGACAACTATGTTAGGTTGCAAAATTGTGTTTAATTTGTTACAATAGTAATGAAATGTAGGGGATTATTATGGCGAAGTGTTATGTAACTGGAAAAGGTACAAGTTTTGGTAATTCAAGAAGTCATGCTTTAAATGCAACTAGAAGGACTTGGAAAGTAAACTTGCAGAGCATTAGAATTATTGATGAAGATGGAAATGTGAAAAAAGTTAAAGTATCCACTAGAGCATTGAAAAAAGGACTTTTGATAAGAGCATAAATAAAGGCGATTGCCTTTTTTTATTTATTGCTTTCATATTTTGGGATAATATCAATCGAACATGACCTCTGGATTCAAATCGGAAGGACTTTTCCAGTTAATGCCGTAATCACGTTTAAGAACTTTTTTCTGCAATCTCCAAACCACGTGACAAAACCCTAGATGATGTCCCAAAGCAAAATGAATTTCATCTAATGTCATGTTTTCGTGTTCTGGAGTCAGTTTAAACTCTTTGCAAATCTCTTTTACAATTTTTGGTACTAATTCATTCCAAAGAAGTTCAACCTGTTTCTCGATTTTGTCATAATCATAAGGTTTTTGCATTTTTATCACCCTTTAGTTTTGCTTCATTAATAATATCGTTGATTAATCTCTCACTATAAGCGATAGCATCCTTTTCGATTTCTTGATTTAAATATTGCTCATTTCCTGGCTTTTTGTAATTATCAAATTCTTTTAACCATTTTTTTACTATTTTTGGGTCATGATATAGAAGTTCAGGATAATCAATACAAGCTCTTTGATATGCATGTCTTGTTTCGTGAAATGCACATTTAAGAATTTCTAATTCGTTTGCTGTTTCTAACCAGTCACTGCTAAAAACAATATAATATCCATCTGAAAGAAAAGTGGCATTAGTTTGATTACATCCAAAGAATTTTTGTGGTTTAAAATGAACTTCTATTTCTGACAATCCAAGTCTTCTTGATGCATATTCAACACCGAATCTAGCTATTTTTAGTTTCATTTTCTAACTCTCATCTTATGAAAAACATTGCTTCTAATACTGTTCCTCTATCAACTTCAGAAATACCGATTAATTGTAAAATAGACACATATAGAATAAGTTCTATTGTTTTCAAGTCTTCAAACGAAATATTGTTAATACTGTTCCCGTGCATTAAATCATTGCGATATTGAGTCATATCTTTAGTAAAATTATCCAAAGAATCGTACTTTTTATTTATACGAGTTATTAGAAAATGATTTGAATCTATTATTTTCTTCATTTTTGCTCTGTATGACATTCTAAAATCCCTAACTGTATTTATAATGCGTTCAACATTCTCTTTTTTGAAACACTTAAAAGCTTCATTTCCTTCAATGTAGCTTTTTACATCACCTGATATTTTCTTTTGTTCTATTAGATCATCATCTGTTAATTCCAGTTTATTCGAAAAAGTATCAAAGTTTGAAAATAAAACATACTGTTTTAATGGCGAAAACGAAAAAGTATCTTTATCGTAATAGTTTGGTACTGTATCTGTTTTAATAAAGAAGTCAAATAATTTACCTAAAAAAGGTTCGATTCTATTAAGTTGGATTGAATTTGTTAAATTCTCAGTTATGGGAGTTGAATAAAAATAAAATGTCCCTTCAATATCTCTACATATTTCTCTATGGACTATATTACCTGTGTATTCTACTTCACGAAAACCATCAAAATCTGTTCTATAAATAAATCTAAAAAAGTTCAAAATGGAGTAAATATTACTTCTTATGTCAGAGTAACTTGGCATTTGATTTTTGTCAGAGAAGTGAAGTTCAGAATGAAATCCATCAAAATATGTTTTATGGTATCTACTATGAGTACTTGAATTAACTTTAAATATGATATCTACATCATCATTGACGGCAAAGCTTAATTGACTTTCTTCATCTGATAATTCTTTGTATTTTCGTAAAGCAAAAAACAATCCTTTTGACTCATCAAGCTCAACATTTATTTTTTTCATCGGACTATAAAAATAATCAATAACATCATCTTTTATTACAATTGCTGATTTTGAAGAAGGAGTCAAACTATCTTTAAATGAAAACAAAGAGCTAACTGCAAACTCAAATTTTGTAAGTGTATATAATGTGAATTTGCCGGATGGATCATGTTGATGAAAGTCATTCATATTCACAGATGTTGTACTAAAAAAATAAGTGTAAATCCCATCATGACCCTCGATCAAATTAGTTGGAAAAGGCTTTTTGTTGTGGAGTAAGTTTAGAATCTCTGGATTTCTGTTGTTTTTTATAACTATTGTTAGTATTCTTTTTAACTCATCATACTCAAAATCAACATTTTCACCGTAAAAAATAGTTTTTCCTATCATATCTTCACCTCTTGTTTTATTTTCATATGTCCGTTCACTGTGTTTTTTGCCATATGATTGGCATAACCCTATTTTGTCCTATAAAAGGTATATAAATGGTAGGGTGTGTCCTACAAAGGGTATGTTTACGTTGCCGTTCACACCTATTATCGGACGTAGTAATTATAAAGGCTTTAACTCTCTATAATCTTGGAGTGTCTTTTTCAAATTAGTAACTACGTTGATATAATAGTCTCTCAGTACATCAGACTGATTAATGAAATCTTTGATGGGTTCAGGAAAGTGTCTTGTGATGTATTTAAGTGTTCCCAACTCTTTTAGTTCTTTTTGAAAATTCTCTGCTTTAGGTAAAACCAGGTTCAACTTATAGATGTAATTCACCATAACTAAAAATGGTGCTTCAATTAAACTCATTACAAATCTCATCATGATTCTATTAAATTGCTGGGCTTCTTGAACTTGAAATCTCTCCGTGAAGAGTGTCATCACTCCTTCAAAGTTAGTATGAGAATACTTATTTAGCATATCTTTGATACCTTGTAGATAATTATTAAAGAAGTCAAACTCACTTTCTTTGATTTCTAATCCCTTAGCTTTAATTGCATTCATGATATCTTTTGGTCTATGTTTATCATTAATGAATTGTTCTGTTGTCAGAACACCTTCGACCAATCCAGATATAACAACTAAATTTTCTTGAACTTGTCTTAATAATGGTGCAACGATAACGATATTATTTTCATTAATTTCATCATGGCACTTCTTTAGTAATTTTGCACTAGCCATAACAATAACATCTCTTAAAAAGAACTCATTAGAGTCCCAGTTTTCGACTGTATTCAAATGTTCCATTAAGAAGTCAACTGAACTCAAAATATCACCTTTAACTTTATTCTTTTGATGGGTACTTGATCCCATTTTTTTTAATTTTACTTAGGATAATCTCATTTATATCTAACTCTAGTCTTTCAGCTAATGTAATTGAATAAATTAACACATCTGCCAATTCTTCTTTTACTCTTTCAATATCGTTGGCACTATCCCCCCATTGATATAGTTCTAATAGCTCAGCCGCTTCAATAGAAATCGATTTGGCGAGATTAGAAGGGGTATGATGAATCCCCCAATCTCTTTTATCCCTAAATTCTATTATCTCTTTTGCTGGTATGTAATTATTAATAATTTTCATTTTTTCCTCCACTATTTAATATAAACAGTACCTACTTTACCTTAAATAGTACCACAAAAGAGTTTAACAAACCAGTCAAGCAAATCATCTTTGTTGTTGTACAAATTTTAAATTTTATCACATTATTATTGGATATGATCAATATTTTTCATCACAGTCTAAAAAATTGGATGAAATTGTTATATAATCTTTATAGTAACGAATAAAGGATGTGTATAAAATGGCGGATATAAAAACTAATTTAAGAGAGATAAGTGTATTGGTCGGAATCTCAAATATTGTCAATAATGAAGGACTCATATTTGATGCTCCTTCTTTTTTCAATAAAGCTTCGATAATTATTCCTGTTGTTCATCATCAACATATTCAAAATCTCAATTTTCCAAGATTTAATTCTGAGCAACTTAAAATTATAGAAAACGGTTATAAGCTTGCTAGAAAGATTGTTAATAAATTTAATATATTATCAATTGATTCATTGGAATGGCATGGCTTTGATGTTTATAAAGAAGACCCTATAGATATAACTGTAAATTGCTATGGTTTTTCACTTAAAGAAGAGTCATTTATTCTAGAAAATATGGGGTTATACAAGCTCGTGAATCTTTTTACAGGTTCAAATTTTACACAACTACATATATTTGAGGATTATGCATTAAAAGAGTATAAAGATTGGTTAAGAGTAACTATCAATTTGTTGGTAGATTATTTAAGAATCCATAATAATAGATGGTCATTGGTAGATACCACTAAGGGTAAAAAATCAGAAATCATATTAATTGAGGATGATATCCACTTAGTATACACTAATAGGGGAACTAGGGAATCATCTGTGATAAAAATTACTGATACCCTTGATCAATTTAAAATTAAAACTAACTCTAAAATTAGAGAGCAGGTTTTTTCTAAATGGATAAACAACGTGATTAGTACTAATCCTGACTATTTAAGAATAAAAAAGTACTGTTCAGAAACTGCTGCATACAGACTGGCATCCTATTTATTAAGAAATTTGAACTATACCGATGGATTACCTAGATTTCTTAGGATTCACGATACAGAATACTACTATGCGAAAACGACGGATACAGAACAGACAATTTATAAAGTCCCTTCAGTAACTAACTACACAAACGACTTAGAAATTGAATCTATTATTGGATCAGTTCCGTCGAGTCAAGTTAATATTATTACAACAATTCGCAATAAAAAAACTAATAAAAAGTTGGTTTTAAGAAATGAATGCAGATTTTCACATGGACAATTTAATGGCACACCAGAAGCAAAAATGTATTATGAGAGAGGAAATTCGTTGTTGGCAATTTATAATGAAATTTAACTTGTTTGTTTCATTAGGTTAAGGTAAAATTCGAACGAGGTGAACGAAATGAATAAGAAAAATAAGATTTTTATAGATACAAGTGATTTAAGTACAGACTTATTGTCTGAAACTCCTTTGAAGGTGATATCACTTTTCAGTGGTGCTGGTGGAAAAGATTTAGGTGTACTAGGTGGGTTCAGTATCTTTGGTCAATATTATGGCAAGAATAATTTTGAAATTGTTTATGCAAATGACATCGAAGGTCACGCTTGCAAGACTTATAATCATAACTTCAAACATAAATCTCATCACGGAGATATCAGAGATGTTAATGTTAAAGAACTTCCGAAAGCAGAAATTGTAATTGGAGGTTTCCCATGCCAAGATTTTAGTGTTGCAGGTAATAGAAAAGGGTTTGATTCTGATAGGGGACTACTCTACCTTCAGATGAAGCGTGTAATTGATGAAGTTAAACCATATATATTTGTAGCTGAAAATGTTGAAGGATTAACTAATTTAAACGGCGATGAAACTTTGGAAAAAATAAAAGATGACTTACGAAGTGGTGGCTATATTGTCGAGCATAATTTATTAAATGCATCAGACTTTGGAGTACCACAAAGTAGAAAAAGAGTATTTATAATTGGATTTAGAAAGGATTTTATTGATAATATCAATATTCCTTATCCAATTCAAACACATGGTGACGGAAGAATGCGTCCATGGATGACAAGTAAAGAAGCCATTGATGAGTTGTGGGATGAGCTTGATAAAGGTAGATTTGCAAATCATACTAGCAAAGATTATTCAAAGGCAAAATTCTATGAAGGAAAAAAAATGCAAGGAAATGTTAGAATTGATGCAAATCGACCATCACCAACTATACGATCAGAACATCATGGTAATATTGAAGGTCATTATAGAACTTTAAATGGTGAAGAAACAAGCGATGTCACTCAATGGAGACGCTTATCAATTCGTGAAGTTGCTAGACTACAAACCTTCCCAGATGATTTTTTCTTTCCAGTATCAGCATCTTCTGCATATAAAGAAATAGGAAATGCTGTCCCACCTGTATTGGCATGGCATATATTTAGAGCATTAAATCTCTATTTAAAATCTAATAGTTAACACGGAAATTATCCGTGTTTTTCTTTTCTCCAAATTCCCTTCTCGCACTCTCCATTGCAGTAATGAAGTATCCATACTTATTTTTAATTGGTTCATTAATCAAATCTTGGTTTTTTATTCGCTCTTTATTCCTAAAGATGAAGTATTGAACATACAGTTTGTAATCATCAAATTCATAGCCATTTCTTCCGATGAATTTATTAAAGAAGTTATCATATCGGAAATATTCAAGTTCATCAACTTTTGTTAGGTACCTAGCGTTAATTAGATACCTGGTTAAAACATGATTCTTAGAGAATGCTATTTCATCTTCTAGCTTGCTACTTTTATCTAATTTCTCTAATATATCTGATTTATCTATTACATCCTTTACTATCGTATTAATATCAAAACCTTTAATATAATCTTTATTATTGGGTGTCATTTTGTCATCAGTTAAGTGACATTCTGACACTGGTTCTTGTGACACTTTGACATCATAATTGTGTTCTTTTGTCATGGGTAGTGACATTTTGTCACTGGTGTATTTGTTAGGAATTATCTCGAAGGATACATACTTAATGTAATTTTTGTAATACTCACTTTTCTCTATAAATTTCTTCTCAATGAGTGAATCAATGAGTCTAAATACTTGCCTTCTTGAAATGTCCAATCTGTTCGCAAGGTACTCAATAGATCCAAAGAACCCACCTTTTTTATCTTGAGAGTACGAAAAAATTAAAGCATATAACCTTAACTCACTCCCTTTGAGACCCATTTCAGTCATCCAGTAGAACTCCACTATAAAGTGATTTGATGGTATTTCATTCTTTGACATCATCATCACCCACAAACATTGTTTTAAATATCTCTTTTAAGACTGTAACAACGACTGAATTGCCAGCTAGTCTATAGAGTGCTGTTTCACTAACCTTACCATCAATTCTCATGAAGTCATAATCACTCCATCCCATCAACCTAAAACTTTCCTTAGGTGTGATTTTCCTAATTGAAACTAAGTCATTCTTATTTACGACAACACCCAAATCACTCACTGATGTTTTCAGTGTAGGAATCGATTCCTTTTGCACAACGCCTCGCTTTTGGTGTGGACGGTTGATGTAGATGCCATCACCCACTTGGGCGGTTGTACTGCCCTTTTTTGTTGCTTCTGGAACGATTACAAAGTTATCGGTTGGTGTTGAACCGGTTCTTGTTGTTATTGTCCAAGCATACTCGCTATCTTTGTCGTGTGGTCTGAACCTAGTAGCTCTTACGAATCCGTTTCTATTTTTCGTATCCGTATAATACTTAAACATTTTCGGTGAAACAAAGTACTTTTCATCCACTTGATCATCAAGATATTCACTTAACTTTTTGGTAAGCGGAATCTTCTTTGGAAATACATATGGTTCTTCCCTTTGTAGCGAGACGAGAAAAAGTCGCTTTCTATTTTGAGCGACTCCATAATCTTTAGCATTGAGAACATCGTAGTAATTTTTATAGCCCATCTCTTCCAGGACTCGTAACCATATTTTAAAATGTTCTAGATATCTTTTTCCAACTAATGTTGGCACGTTTTCCATGATTAAGTAACTCGGTTTGTTTTCAGTTTCACTCAACAATTTCTCTATCTCCCACAATAGACTCGATTGTGTGTTTGATTCACGATCCATTCCTTTCATCTGCCCTGCTATCGAAATGTCAGTACAAGGAAATGAATAACACCACATATCTGCATCAGGAGTTTTTTTAACTCTTCTAATATCTCCAAGAACATTCGTTGTTCCATGGAGGATTTGATACGCTTTAATTGCATTCTCATCAATCTCAGAAATGCCTACAACTTCGTGTTCTATGTCTAACTCTTTTAAGGCTTGATGATATGCACCAATACCAGCAAAAAATTCTATGATTTTTAGCATAATTTCTCCTTCTAAAATAATGTGAACGCCAACGAAAAACGCACCTGGTTGCTTTGTCCTACAAAAGGTATATCAAGGGTAGCCTTTGTCATACAAAAGGTATGTTTACGTTGCCGTTCACTACTGTTATGTGTCTTTATTTTTTGATACTAATTTTCTCTTCTTCCAAAGTGTTCTCGGCCATAAATTTATCGAGGTTTTCTTTAGTGACTCTATAGTAATTACCAAATTTAAAAGCCTTGATTTTCCGTTCTTTGACATATCTTAAAACTGTCTTTCGAGAGACTTTGAGATAATCTGCTACCTCATTTAATGTATAAGTTTCATTCATAATTTCTTCCCACCTAGTCTGTTGTCGATAATCTCTTCGATAAGTTTGATTCCACTTTGTAACACCAGGACACTGGTTTGATTAATGTATTTATCCAGTTTTGATGATGATAAAGTAATCACTCTAAAATAGTTTTTATCAACGAATGTTTTCTTCGGTTGGTTATGTTCATCAAATATCCCAGCTTGCCTAAGATGCTCTGCAATGATGGAGGATGGAATCGGTTTGGAATACTTGAGTGCAGAACTGATATTAATAAAGTTCACTGGAGCAATCTTGGTTCCATAGATGTTTTTAACGATTTTGATATAAGGCTCTAATTTTCGTTCTTTGGTTTCCAAAGACATGACTTTGGTTAAGAGTTCATTTCGTTCTTCAATGAATTTTTGAGCAATTTCTGGGTGATGAAAATCATTGGTGGTTAACCCATCAAAGTTCTTCTCTTTTTCGTATTTGTGTTTACTTACTTCATTAAAGAAATCTAATGCCCTCATGGATTTGGATATCTGGAATAATCTTTCAAATGACTTATAATCAATGAAATCAGCTTGTTTACGGTTAGTGGATATTGTGCTGATATCAAACCTTGTAATGGAAACAGTATCTTCTTTTACATCTTCGCTATTTTTATCTAGCCCAAAGCCTTTCAAAGCATCGTGTAATTGAATAAAGAACTCATTTTCATGATAAGCAACAAATACATTTGGAAAGTCTTTGAGATAGAGAATATAAGCTTCCTTGCTATTCATTCGGTTTCTCCTTGTTGTTAAATAGTGCATTGCTCACGATTTTGTTTGTATTGGATTTCATACCTTCGACCATGTGACTGTAGATCTGTGTGGTCGAAATATTTTTGTGTCTAAGTGCTTCTTGAGTTTGAAGAAGTGAGGCACCTTGTATCAAAGCTGTAGTCGCAAATGTATGTCTTAAACTATGTACTGAATAAGCTCTTGAATCATAGCCTATGGATACCAATAGTTCTTTTACAATACTGCGAATAGATTTCGTGGATAAACGACCTTGTTTCCCAGATTTAATCTGTGATAAAAACAAAGGCGTTTTATCATTGTCTTTAATAATGTTGTCTTGATTTACTGAATTGATATAGTCACTTAGAGAGTCAAATGTTTCTTTTGATAGTTTGACATAATCAGCTTTTGAATCTCTTCCTTTACCTTGGATGTGAAGTACATACTCGCCATCAATCATATCGATATCTTCAACATCAGCACGACTTGCTTCAATACTCCTGATACCGGTCGTTAAGAAAAGAACTACCAACGCATAATCTCGTTTTCCGAGTTCATTGGTTGCTTTTCGTTTTGCTTTTCTAATTAATTTTCTTGAATCCTTAATAGATAACGGCATTCTTTTGAATGTTGTTTCAACTTTACATCCTCTTACCTGGTAGGATATATCTTCGTATAAACCAATAAACTTTAAGTATCTATAGAACCCCCTGATAACAACGATATATTTTTGGACAGAGGCACTTTCATTTTGTTTGAGCATATCTTCTTTGAAGGATATAAGATCGTTTCTAGTTGGTTCAAGAATGCCTTTATCCTCAAGGTAAGTCGCCCAGTGCCACAAAATGTTTCGATAACTGTCTTTCGATATCTTCTTTAAATCGGTATATGCTATGTATCGTTCTATCTCTGCTTTAGTATTCATCACTTTGCTCCTCTTTTAATGAATACCAAGGTTCTTTAGATAATCCTTTTTTAATTCGCTTACGTTGATATGCAGCCTCTTTTCTAACCAATTCTTCAACGCTTACCTTGAGCTCTTTTGCTAATCTCACATAGAGAATTGCACTCATCCTATGTCCCCGGGTTCCTGATTCTAATTGATAATAGTTTTTTCTATCTAAGAAGATTCTCGAGGCTAAAAGGTCTGTAGTGAGTCCAGCTTTTAGTTTCAAATCAATCAAGTAATTTCTCGACAATGCTTCTTTTCTATCTGGTTGATCCTTATTATGTGTATTCACCTTCATAAGACACCTCCTTGTGTTGGGTCTATTGTAAGTGGTCATACAATTATAAATATTCATGTTTTATCATAAGTTGTCCGTGTAATATCTAGATTAACATTTTTAAATGATTTTATGTGTTTTTTATTTGTTACGTGTTATACTTTAGTTAAAGTGTTAATTCTAAAGAAACATACTGGAGGTGATTTTTGTGGCAGTATACGATGGATACACAAAGGGGTTATTGGATAACATTGGTTATCGACTCAAGTTTTTGAGAGACAAACATAAGGTGAAAATCGACCGATTGTCTGAAGTTCTTGGGGTAACTCGAGTTCAATATCACAAGTATGAAAAAGGTGAAAGTCAAATCAGTATTGTTGGACTCAAGCGAATTGCCGATTTCTATAATGTAAGCCTTGAGTTTCTAACTAACAATCACCTTGCTCAACTTACCAATGCTGTTTTCTTTAATGAATACCATCTAGATCCATCATTTAAAGATGTTATTCGTGAGACAAAAGTTCACATATCAGATGAATACTCATCCATATATTTTGTTAAAGACGGTAATCACACTTATGTATTCGAAGCCATTCAAGATTCTCCTGGCACATCTGGTGTTTATTTTTACGAGTATGATTCCAAAAAGTATATGTCGAAAGTAATTTTGCCTACACAAGTACAAAACAAACCTTTTGAGGCACTTCTTTTCTTTAGTGATAGTTCGCATGTAATCATACGAAATAGAAATGATGTTTTCTTTATGGGACGTCTAATTGGTGAATATCTGGACATCCAACCGGGAAAATTTATCAAAAAATAACGAGTCTTCAGTTTGACCCCTAAATATTCAAATATTCGGTGTTAAAATGGGGTTGGTTCAGGAATACCTATAGATCGTTTCTACTACTCATGTGAGGTATGTAGAGATGATGACAACAACAGAAAATCGCATTTTAATGTCTGCAATAACCCTTCTATTTTTGAAGGGTTTTTTAAGTTTAGAAGATTATCTAAAAGTGTTCACAAACATTACCAATAATCGTTTTTTTAAGGTATAACACTAACAACGTAGAAGGGAGCAATTAAAGCATGAAGACAATTGAAGTAATTAAACCAACGAACAAGTTTTACAACGTAGCAACGAATGAGATAATCAACAAAAAGCGAGTTGCTGCGTATGCACGTGTGTCAACTGATGAAGATGATCAGTTAAACTCATTCAAGTTTCAAATTGAAGAATATACCAAACGGATTCAAGCAAATAAAGATTGGGAGTTCATCGGTATGTTTTCTGACCAAGGTTTATCTGGAACCCAAATGAAAAAGCGTCCAGAGTTCATGAAGATGATTGAACTAGCTAGACGCCAAGAGATTGATTTAATTTTAGTGAAGTCGATTTCTCGTTTCGCAAGAAATACAGTTGATATTCTCTCCCTAGTTAGAGAGCTAAGAGACTTAGGATGTATCATTTATTTTGAAAAGGAAAACATCTATTCAAGTGATCCACAGATAGATTTTACTTTAGCGATTCTTTCATCAATAGCTCAAGAGGAATCAAGATCGATTTCTACCAATGTCAAGTGGAGTGTTGAAAAGAGATTCAAAGCAGGAAAAATGCACATTTCGAGAATCTATGGATTTGAAAAGTCGGAACAAGGTGAATTAGTGATTAACGAAGATGAAGCCAAAACTGTTAGATTAATCTACTCATTGTTCCTTCAAGGGTTTAACATCAATGATATTAGAAAAGTCCTTAACGAAAGAAAGATACCAACATTGAATAACAAAGAATGGCTTTATAACGGTGTTAAAACGATTTTAACCAATGAAAAGTATTGTGGTGATGCCATTCTTCAAAAGACTGTTACAACGGATTATTTAACTCACAAACAAGTGAAAAATGATAACCTTGCAACGAAGTATTTTGTTAGAAATAATCACGAAGGTATAGTGAGCAAAGCTGCATTTGAAATGGTGAAATCCATATTTGAAGAATCAACCAAATCATCTCGAAATCTAGTTACCAAATATCCCTTGACCAATCTTGTTTATTGTTCCAGGTGTCATGGTAATCTTCGTAGGCACTTAGTCAACTATCGACGTCCTTCTGAAAAGGTGGTTCTTGATTGCAAACACAATAGAATGGATAAATCCATCAAGTGTAAAGAACCTTGGGTTGATTCGGACTTAATACTTGAGACAGCTATGGAGTCTATCAAACATCTATTATCTTCTGATGATGTTGTCAATTCGCTGATGAATGAACTTTCTAATGTATCTTGCAGTGAAGAGTTAAGTGAACTTTTACTTAAGAAGAAACAAGAGTTGAGTAGACTTGTACATCAAAAAAACACAGATGCTAATCTGCTACCAGAATCATTTCTAAACCAGGAAAGGATACTGAAGAAAGAAATCAATACTCTAAAGAAAGAAATCACTTCTTCTATCAAAAACGTTTCACTTGTTGAGATTATGAAGAACCATTCTGCAGATATCATCACAAAGGATTCTCAGTACTTAATCAAAAACATTTATTCCCTCATTATAATGGATGTTGATAAAATTATTTGCGTTATTTCTAAAACAACATCAACCGAAGAGTTGATCAGTAAAATTGATGATTTGGTTAAAATGGACTCATCAGTACGTGGTTTCTACAAGGATTATAGTAGAGAAAAAACTTTTGGATACAAGGTGGTTGTTCATGAATAATGTGTTTGAAATTCCGGTTGATGTTTCTCATCTCATCAAAAAGAGAGTTGTTATTTATGCAAGAGTATCCACTGAATTTGTTGAGCAAGAAACTTCTTATGAGAGACAAGTTCTTGAATTAGCGAAATCCGTTAGAGAAAACAAAAACTATAATTTGGTTTGTGTATATGCTGATAAAGAAAGCGGACGTTCAACAAATAGACCTGCATTCGTTCAGATGATGGAACTTGTCAGTACTGGTGCAGTGGACTTGATTCTTACGAAGTCTATTGCTAGATTTGGTCGTAATATTGTAGAGGTCGTAAGCATAATTCATGAGTTAAGATTGAAGGGTGTAGAAGTCTATTTTGAGAAGGAAAGTATATCATCAAATGATCCGAAGATGGACTTAACTTTATCATTACTCAGTGCTCATGCTGAAGAGGAATCTAAACAAATATCATTAAATACGATTTGGGCATTTGAAAGTAAAATGAAAAGAGGTTTAAATACGACTTCAAGAATGTATGGATATTCTATTAAGAAAGACAACTACACGATAGTAGAAAACGAAGCTGATATCGTTAGAAAGATTTATTCATATTACATTTTAGGCTATTCATATAATAATATCATTCAACACCTTTTCGAACTAGGAATAGCATCGCCATCTGGGAATAAAAAATGGAGTCAAAGAACACTTGAGGATATCCTTAAGAATGAAAAATATGTTGGTGATATGTTGCTGCGAAAGAAAATGAATGATCGAATTGTAAGACCGGAAATATTAACTGCTTTGAACTTGAATCAATACTATGTTAGTAATCATCATGAGCCAATTATTACAAGAGAAACTTGGAATGAAGTTCTTAGTCTAAGAAAAAAACGTACTACGTTTGATAGCAAAGGTAAATTCTTCAAACTCAACCCATATGCTTATTTCTACTTTTCCATAGACTACAATAGACACTTCACGTATTATGTTGAACGGCATAAAGGTAAGTACGAAGTCCCCATGCTGGTTTGTAAAAGTGATTTAGGAAGGTTTGCATTTAAAAATTCCGATATTGAAAATGGTATATCACAAGCTGCCACATACATTCTTAAGTACAGGGAAATAATAACTGATAATGTAAAACAACAAATAGCACCTAGCTCATTGTTAATTTCTAATCACTTGGATGAGTTATATTGTGATATTCAATTTAAGTCTGTTAATGAACAATTAACTAGGTATTCTATAATATCTGACAATTTATCAAAGTTGCATCGAATCAATAATGTCGAAAAGTTAATATCAGAAACAGTTTTCTTCTCAAAGAAACTTGTAGTTGAACCTAACATAGATTACATCAAGAAAGTCTTTACAAAAGTTATTTTTAGCGGATTCAAAGTACATCTAATCATCTCCATAACCAATGATGATATAAAAGTAATTCCAGATAAAAAATATCTCATTCACACCTATCGAATTCCAATTATCTATAAATACAAAAATAGTGAATTGGAATTCAATCTTTATATTTGTTAG